AACATCGCGAAGTACAAGAACGTACGTAATGCGTTCTTCATCTTTGACGAACAGCGACTTGTGGGTAGTGGCGCTTGGGCAAAGGCGTTCATCTTCATAACGAAGGCGCAGAACAAGAACACCTGGATCATGCTGAGCGCCACCCCCGGAGATACCTGGCTCGACTATATCCCGGTGTTCATAGCGAACGGTTTCTACAAGAACCGTAGCGAGTTCAAACGGGAACACGTGGTCTATGCTTCGTACACGAAGTTCCCCAAGGTCGAGCGGTATATCGGCGTTGGACGCCTGAACAAGTACCGCAACAGCATTCTGGTTCACATGCCGTACGAAAGGCACACGACCAGAAATAGGCATGACGTTAGTGTGGAGTTCGATAAAGACCTCCTCGAAAAGGTCTTGAAAGAGCGCTGGAACGTCTATACAAACGAGCCCATCAAGAACGTATCGGAGTTCTGCTACACCGTACGAAGGGTCGTTTATTCGCATCCATCGAGGCTCGATGCCGTCCGGCGCACACTCAAGAAACACCCGAAACTCATCGTGTTCTACAACTTCGACTACGAGTTGGAGATACTACGCACTCTCTCGGCGGAAGCCAACGTAGCTGAGTGGAACGGGAAGAAACACGAACAGATTCCGGACACAGACAGCTGGGTATATCTCGTCCAGTACGTCGCGGGAGCAGAGGGTTGGAACTGCATCACAACTGATGCGACCCTTTTCTATTCGCTGACGTACTCGTACAAAAACTGGCATCAGGCACACGGTAGGATCGATCGGCTAAATACGCCGTTTACGGTTCTTCACTACTACGTGCTTCTTTCCGAAACCGCGATTGATCCCGCAGTGATGGCTTCATTGAAGGCCAAAAAGAACTTCAACGAAGTTCGTTTCGCGGGTCACTTGCGCGCCTCGAAGGTGTGAAATCTTGACGAATCTGAAACTGGTTTAGAAAAAAGGGCTTTCGCAAAGCCTGAATGACTCTAAATCATGTCCGATTCGTGAGGCGCAAGCATCGCCTGGAAAGGTAAAAACACAGTAAAATCGAGGCACAAATCGGACACCCTCTTGGCCGCAAAACGAATAGTTTTCAGATTCGTCAAAAAACGTCAAGATTTGCTGAAGTGGAAAACAGCGAAACCCGCAGGTCAGACGGCTTGCGGGTGGGTTACCAAGATCGTTTTGGTAAAATGCAAAAAAAAATCAGAAAACTTTTTTTTTCTTGTTGTGTGGGTATCTAATCTCTATCTCTTTACGCGTGGCTAAAAGAATAGATACCCATAGATGAAAAAAAAAAGTTTTTGAAAATATTTTCGTCATTTTACCAAAACGATCTTCGAGTGATCGAACTGGGAAAGTGATCGGGTGGGGACCTCATGCAAGAATGGCGCGAGATTGTTGGGTTCTCAGGCTACTCTGTAAGTGATGAAGGTAAGGTCTTGAATGACCGAACCGGTAGGATCATGCGTACTAGTATGAATACGCATGGGATCGAAATCGTCGGTCTCATGCAATTGGGTATTCAGCGGAAGCGCTCAGTCGCAGTATTGGTTGGCAATGCTTTTATACGAACTGCTCGGAGTCTACAATTTGACACGCCGATAAACCTTGATGGTGATCGGACTAATAACCGAGCGACCAATCTTGCGTGGCGACCGTTGTGGTTCGCCCGCAAGTATCACCAACAATTTCTCGTTGGACCGCAGGGTTTTGGTCGTCCGGTTCAAAACATTCAAACGGGCGAGATCTTTGAAACCTCGTGGGACGCTGCGATTCTCAAAGGACTGCTGGAACGGGAGCTTGTCATGGCAATTCTAAATCGAACGTACGTCTTTCCTCTTTATCAAACATTCCGGCTTCTCGAGTGATTTTAGATACCCACTCGCTCATAATACATGGCATGTAATAGAAGGGACAGAATAAGCCTTCGCTCGCCCAATGCGAGTCCTACTTTTTTGTGCACGTCAGGAGAAGCTATCGTGCTTGAGAGTGAGTATCAAAAGAAGCTCATCAAGAAGCTCGAGAAGCTATTCCCTGGATGCATCATTTTGAAGAACGACTCTGGATACCGTCAAGGTATTCCTGACTTGTCGATCTTCCATGGGGCTCATTGGGCGATGCTTGAAGTCAAGGCAAGCGAAACGGCACCGTTTCAGCCGAATCAGGAGAACTACCTGAGAAAGGCGAATGGTATGTCTTTTGCTTCCGTCGTCTATCCCTCGAACGAAGAGGTCGTACTCCGTGCACTCGTCGAAGCGTTTCAAGGCGTATAACGATCACGCCCAGCTCGAAGGTTCTCACGCCTTTCTGAGCCCTTCGAATTACCATTGGCTCCGTTACGACAAAGAGAAGCTCGTCAAGCGCCTGGCGACTGCCAAGGCCGCTGCAAGAGGCACTAGCCTCCATAAGCTCGCAGCACATGCCATCACCGAAGGTGTTCAACTCATGCCGAATGGTTCGACCATCAGCATGTACGTTAACGATGCCATCAAATATGGCATGGAGCCAGAAAGAACGCTGTTCTTTTCACTGGACTGCTACGGTACCGCTGATGCCATCGGGTTCGAGATGTATGATGTGCCTGACGGTAATGTGTTGGGTTACCTTCGCATCTTTGATCTGAAAACTGGCGTAATTGTTTGCTCAGTAGAGCAGCTGTACATCTACGCCGCTGTCTTCTGTCTCGAGTACGGCTATAAGCCCTACGAGATCGAAGGCGAACTTCGCATCTATCAGAACGACGCAATTGATTGCTATGAGATCGATCGTGTTGTACTGACGGAGATCATGAGTACAATCATGGCGCATCAGCGAGTTATCGACGAGTACCGAATGGAGGTCGAGGCGTGAGCCTAACTGTTGACGAAGACGATTGGCTTGCACATTACGGAATCCTCCGTAAATCCGGACGCTACCCGTGGGGTTCTGGAAAGGACGTCACCGCGCGAGCACAGACCTTTCTTGGAATGGTCTCGGATTGCCGTAAGCAGGGACTCACCGACAAGCAGATCGCTGTGGGGTTCGGAATGACCACTACTGAACTTCGCAACGCTACGACGATCGCGAACAACGCGGCCTCCAGAGCCAAGATCGTTCAGGCCGAGAAACTCCGCGCAAATGGCTATTCGAACGTTGGCATCGGCAAGGAAATGGGCATCGGAGAATCTTCTGTCCGCGCACTCCTTGAGCCAGGCCGTAAGGAACGCAATGATATCCTCACGGCCACCACTGAGATGCTTCGCGAGCAGGTAGCCGACAAGACGTTCATCGATGTCGGCAAAGGTGTTGAGCTTCATCGTGCTATCAGCGCAGAGAAGCTGAAGGCTGCGGTCTCTGTTCTTCAGAACGAAGGATATGCGGTCCACAAAGTACCAGTGAAGCAGCTCGGTACGGGCAAGGATACGCGAGTAAAGGTCCTCTGCCCGCCTGGTACCACCTGGGGCGATCTGATGAAGCGACGCGATGAGATCAAACAAATCACAACGTATTCGAACGATCGCGGTCTCCACTACGACACAATCAAACCGNCCGCCAGTATCCATCGATCTCAAGCGGGTCATGGTTCGCTACGGCGACCAAGGTGGTAAAGATAAGGACGGTTCTATCGAGATTCGTCCAGGCGTCAAGGATACTTCCTTGGGGAAGGCTCATTACGCTCAGGTTCGTGTTGCTGTCAACGGCAGTCATTACCTCAAGGGTATGGCCATGCGGGGCACCGAGAAAGACTTCCCGCCTGGGATCGACTTGATATTCAACACGAACAAAAAGGACACCGGGAACAAACTCGATGCCCTGAAGCCGATGCGTGATGATCCCAAGGATCCGTTCGGTGCGACGATCGATCATCAGATCCAGGAAACTGATAGCTCGGGGCACAAGCACGTCACCTCTGTGATGAACATCGTCAATGCCGAAGGACGATGGGATGAGTGGAACCGATCGCTTTCAGCTCAGATGCTGTCGAAGCAGAGCCAGGTTCTCGCTGCCAAGCAGCTCGGCTTGGTGCAGGAACGCAAAAAGCGCGAGTTGGAAGACATCATGTCGATCACCAACCCAACGCTCAAGGAACACCTTCTCGACAAATATGCAGAATCAACAGATGCCGCAGCTGTGCATCTGAAGGCTGCTGCTATGCCGAGACAGGCAACTAAGGTCATTCTCCCGATTAGTTCGATGAAGGAGAATGAGATCTATGCGCCTACCTTCGAAGATGGTGAACGCGTAGTTCTGGTTCGCTTCCCTCATGGCGGAACGTTCGAGATCCCTGAACTCAGGGTGAACAATCGCAACACTGAGGGTAAGCGAGTCATCGGTCCACAAGCTCGCGACGCGATCGGTATTCACGCCAAGGTTGCAGAGCGCCTCTCTGGCGCCGACTTCGACGGCGACACTGTATTGGTCATCCCGAACAAACTGGGCAGTATCAAGAGTAGCCCGCCTCTCGAAGGTCTGAAAGACTTCGACCCTAAGATGTATAAGTTGCCTGACGATGCCCCCAAGATGAGTTCGCGCACTAAGGGTATCGAGATGGGCAAGGTGTCAAATCTCATTACCGACATGACCATTGGCGGTGCGCCGTTCTCAGAGATCGAACGCGCAGTCAAACATTCGATGGTCGTGATCGATGCCGAGAAACACCACCTTGACTATCGTCAGTCAGCCATCGACAATAGCATCGCCGCATTGGCGAAGAAGTATCAGAAAAAGAATGGCGGCGCATCTACCGTCATTTCGAATTCTGGTGCTAATGCTAAGATCGAGATCCCGGAAAGGAAGCTTCGTTCTACAAAGGACGGCGGTCCTATCGACCGTGCCACTGGCAAGCTTGTGTACGTGCCTACTGGTAGGACCTACACCAAGACCGTTGTGAGTAAGCGGACTGGTGAAGTAACTACCAAGGAAGTACCGTATACCGAGAAGATTGCGAAGCTGGCATCTACTGATGACGCTCGCGCCTTCATGTCGAAGAATCCCACCCCGATCGAGAAGATCTATGCGGATCATTCGAACACATTGAAGGGGCTAGCCAATCAGGCTCGCAAGGAAACTCTCTCGATCAAACCCATCAGACGATCGCCCTCTGCAGCGGAGACATACAAAGAGGAAGTGAAGCGCCTAGATGGAGCATTGAACCTGGCTCTCAGGAACGCCCCTCTCGAAAGGCAGGCTCAGATCATTGGGAATGCCATCTACAGGCAGAAACTTCAAGCCAATCCAGACATGGACGAAGGCGAGAAGAAGAAGCAAAAGAGTAAGGCTCTCGAAGAAGCTCGAATCAGGACTGGTGCCAAGAAGGATCAGATCGAGATCTCGCCTCGAGAGTGGGAGGCGATCCAGGCAGGAGCCATCAGTCCTAGCAAACTGAAGGACATCCTGGACAACACCGATACGGAGAAGCTCAAGGCGCTGGCTCTTCCACGTGAGGTCATCAAGTATGATCCCGCCATGAAAGCACGAGCTGCCGAGATGATTCGTGGCGAATACACTCAGGCTGAAGTAGCCAATCACCTGGGTATCTCGGTGTCCACTCTAGTGTCCATGCTGAGTGGGAAGTGAACACCATGGCCGAACGAATGCTCACAACAGATGACAACCCATACGATCCATTCACAGAGTGGGAAGCATGGGATCAGTATGACAGGCAGATGGGGTACCACACTACTGCCTGCCTTGCTCGCCTAGTCAAGGACTCTCACGAGCTTCCTGATGCTGTTCGCAGCCAAGCGATCGAGGACGCAATTGATGACTTCTTGGAGGTCATCGTCACTGGTACCGAAGCCAAGTACAAGACAGTTGAAGCAACAAAGACTGTCGAGTCCTCGGCGTCATGAGACTGGCTAGAGATCGGTCGGAACTCTCTGTGTGGATCCCGCTCTCCCCCTCGAGGATCCCGGAAAGTTTCAGCCGATCTCTAGCCTTCCATCTTCATC